GGTTCTGATGGTGTTATGATAAATACATCAGCAAGTCAGGAAATCCTAACATTGCTAAGGTGCTTACCGAGACTTTGCACCATAAATACGTCTCTCATACCTACACTGGAGGGTGGTGTAGGACATACTGTACTTATTCAATTCCCCTTGAATTCATACTTACCCTTTTACGAAAATGACTGCTACTATTGCTACACGCAATTCTACTAACCTCTGGGAATCTTTTTGCCAGTGGGTTACTTCTACTAATAATAGATTGTACGTCGGGTGGTTCGGAGTCCTTATGATTCCTTGCCTTCTTGTTGCTACTTCAGTTTTTATTATTGCTTTTATTGCAAATCCGCCAGTAGATATTGACGGTATTAGGGAACCAGTAGCAGGTTCTCTAATGTATGGAAACAACATCATCTCTGGTGCCGTTGTTCCTTCTTCTAATGCTATTGGATTGCATCTTTATAATCTTTGGGATGCTGCTTCTATTGATGAAGCACTTTATAATGGTTGGGCATATCAAGCAGTGGTATTCCACTTTTTGATTGGTGTTTGGTGCTATCTTGGTCGTGAGTGGGAACTCTCATTCAGACTTGGAATGCGTCCATGGATTGCAGTTGCTTATAGTGCTCCTGCTATTGCTGCGACTGCTGTATTCTTGATTTATCCCTTTGGTCAAGGAAGTTTTAGTGACGGAATGCCTCTTGGTATTTCTGGAACCTTTAATTATATGCTTGTATTTTCTGCAGAACACAATATTCTTATGAATCCGTTTCATATGTTGGGTGTTGCTGGTGTTTTTGGTGGTGCTTTTGCTGGAGCAATGCACGGATCTCTTGTGACTTCTTCTATTGTTCGTGAAACTACCGAACAAGTATCTCAAAATTATGGATATAAGTTTGGACAGGAAGAAGAAACTTATTCAATAGTTGCTGCACACGGGTATTTCGGTCGTCTTATTTTCCAATATGCTTCCTTTAATAACTCCCGTAGTCTTCACTTTTTCCTTGCTGCACTTCCAGTATTTGGTATCTGGTGTGCTGCTATGGGTATTGCAGTTTCATCTTTCAATCTGAACGGTCTAAACTTTAATGAGTCAATTCTTGACCATCAAGGTCGTCCAATTCCTACTTGGGCAGATATGCTCAACAGGGCAAACTTGGGGATTGAAGTTCAACACGAACGGAACGCACATAACTTTCCATTGGATTTAGCATCCATTGAAGCAACTCCTGTTGCTTTGACTGCTCCAACCATTGGGTGATATAATAAGGAGAGACCTTTTAAGGTCTCTTTTTTAATATAAATAAAGTAACCGTGAGCAGTGAAATGAATCAAAAATATACACAAGAGCAAAAAAAGATTTGGGAAGAAATGTATATTTCTGGATTATCATCTCACGAAATTGCAAGGCAACTTAATATTCCTAAACCAACAGTATATAAGTATTTGCAAAAATGTGGTATTACTCGCAACTGGTCTGAATGGCAAAAAGGAAAGGAACCTTGGAATAAAGGATTAAAGGGAGCACAAGTTGCTTGGAATAAAGGATTGAAGGGAATTTATACATCTTCAAGAAAAGGAAAACCAAATCCATCCGCAAGAGTTCCCTGTTCTCCAGAAAGAGCAAAAAATATAAGCAATTCTTGGAAAAAGAAATTAGAAGAAGGTTGGGATGGATTTGGTGGATATGGTAGATTGCCAACAGAAGAGCAAAGAGAACTTCCTTGTTCTTTATATTTGGTTCGTTATGTTGATGATGAAGGAACTCATTTTAAGTTGGGCATAACAGTTCGCAATTTACAAGAAAGACTTAAAAAACATTTGGTTTCAATTGTAGATATTTATAAATCTACATTGGGCGAATGTTTTGATATAGAACAAGAACAACTAAAATATGCAAAAGAAAACGGTTGGAGATATTCCAGTCATTCTACAACTGAACTTATAAAACCAGAAGGTATCCCTCATCTTTTAGAAGTATTCTCAAAATTAAAATGACCTTCCTCCTCATCCTCCTGCTCTTCCAGTTATTCGGAGTGTTCCTCTTTCTAATGTCCCTCCTATGATATCCTCCACAACTCCATATAAACTAGCAGAGATTATTCACGATACTTGGCCCAACCTTTACAGACCGATGAAAATGCCTTATAATAAACAAAATGAATCACAGAAAGCATAAACAAACAGAGAATCTTAAAAAGAAACTACTTTCACCAAGTAGAAGTATTCCAGACCCACTAGAAGTAGATGCAGTATGCCCTTATTGTGGAAAGTATGATAAGTCTTGTTCTTATGTAAATAGTGCAAGTCGTGCTTATGCAAGAGGTGCCTGTAAGAAGAAAATCGCCAATAAATAATCATAAGTCGCAGGTACTTATGGTTCCTCTACACTCGTTTAAGGACTATCTGTTTAATCTTGAAACGACGAGTAAATCAGAAGCAAAACGAATGTGGAGAAAGAATATAAAAGAACAATGGGAGCACAAGTGTGCCTATTGTGAATCACAAGAAAATATCACACTGGACCACATTACTCCCCAGTGTAAGGGTGGTCTAGACATTAAAACGAATGTAGTTGCCTGCTGTCATTCTTGTAATCAATCCAAGGGACATGATCATTGGAAGTTATGGTATGTTCAGCAAGACTTTTACAGTGAAGATAAACTTAATAAAATAGAAGAATGGATGAAACCAGAAGCACCAGCAGATCTTTATTCTTATCGCCCAAGAAAAAATATTGCATATTAAAATAAAATAAATAACCAAGCGTAAATGAATTGAAATGACAGCACAAGAAATATTAGGATCACACTACATACTGGACTTATGTTCTTGTGATAATTATCTTTTGAATGATGTAGATCATATTATGATGTCATTACGAGAAGCAATTGTTCAATCAAATGCAACTCTATTGGAAGAACTTAAGTATGAATTTACTCCTCAAGGAGTTACTGTAATATGTTTGTTGTCAGAAAGTCATATAAGCATTCATACTTGGCCAGAAAAAGAATATGCAGCAGTAGATATTTTTACTTGTGGTGATCATACCAATCCAGATAAAGCTTGTGATTTTATGATAGATGCATTAAAATCAAAGAAACCTACTATGACTATAATTAAAAGAGGAATATAATTTTTTTTAATTGTGTGAGTAGTTTTAACTATTATTAAAAAATTATGAATTTTACTGTTTATTCAAAACAAGGTTGTCCATATTGCGATAAAGTAGTTTCAATACTTAATCATATTTCGGGAATTAAAGGTTGTCCAATTAAAGTTTATTCTCTTGGATCTGATTTTACGAGAGAACAATTTTATAATGAATTTGGAGAAGGGTCTACTTTCCCTCAAGTCATAATGAATGAAATTAAGTTGGGAGGTTGTAGTGACACAGTTAAATATCTCACCGAAAATAAAATCATTTGATATACCAATAAATAGAGGTGTAGAGTTAATATTGGGGGAGAAATCAAAACCCAAAAAGCCAAATCCTTTTTTATTGAAATTTGGTAAAATGTTCTCTCTATTTCAAAAAGAGATTCATTTTGAATTTGAGTTTTCAGTTTATATAAAAAAAAGATCTCTCGGAGAATAAATATGGAACCCGCAATATTAGCTATCTTTTGTTTAGTAACTCTTTTATTTTTTGTTATTGGTGGAGTTATAGGTTGGTTCTTAAACGATATCATTCATGCTTTTTTAAACAAAGGAAAACATATAATCATGCATCCAGAAATGCTTGATGAGAATGGTAATATTTTACCAGATGAAATACTTGCAATTAGATTTGAAAACGATTATGACGACAGCAACAACGACGAAGAAGACGACGACTAATTCTTCTGTAAATATAGAACTTCCTGCTAATCCTTTTGTATTTGAAATTTTTGATCTTGTAAATAAACAAAGATCAAATTCAAAGAAAGTAGAAATTCTTCAAAAATATGAACATCCATCATTGAAGGCATTGTTCATATGGAATTTTGATGAAACAGTAATTACTGTTCTTCCTCCTGGAGAAGTTCCATATTCTAATTTAAAATCAGAGCAAAAATTTAGTGGAACTTTGACCAATAAAGTTGATAATCTCATTGACACTATGAGTAATAGTGAAACGACTTCTCTTGGAAATGCATCAGATTTAACTCAAGGTCACACTACCATTCGTAAAGAATATGTGAGATTTTATAATTTTATCAAAGGTGGAAATGATTCTCTAGCATCTCTTCGTAGAGAAACAATGTTTATTCAAATGTTGGAAGGTTTGCATCCACTTGAAGCACAAATTGTTTGCCTTGTGAAGAATAAAGAACTTCAGAAAAAATATAAAATTACAAAAGAGATTGTTTCTGAAGCATATCCAGATATTACTTGGGGAAACCGTAGTTGAGGAATTTAAATGTCATTAAAAATTATTCATGAAAAATGTGATAAGACATTATCAAATAATAAAAGTCTTCCTATAAATTCATATTTGATTACTTATATTGTAGAAGATAAAACTTATTATGATATTGTGCAATCAAATGGTAGGGTATCTATATTTGATTCATATTATGATCAATATGGGAAAGGTTCTCTTCAATCAATTGAATGGACTGAAGGAAGAATAAATCCAAAATTTTATGGGGTAACTAAACCAGAAAGGAAAAGTAAAAAATGAATGATAAATTAGTTGCAAATATTGACACAGAAGAATTTACAAAAATTAAAAAGAAATATAAAAAACTAAAGAAGTATATGAAATCTCCACTTTATCAAGTTAAAGTGATGGATGGAACTGAAAAAATTGTAACAAATTTACTCAAAGAAAATCAACAAGAATTATAAGATAATTTAAAGGAGACCTTGACATGTCTTCTTTTTTTGTGTAAAATAATAGAAATATTTCATAATTATGGATAGAGAAAAAGTTAAACTTATCATACGAAATATGGAACTTCTTGTTGATTCATTAAAAGCAGAGATCTACTTTGATGAATCAATTACTGGCATTGATAAGAATGTTTATCTTGAACCTGATGATTACGATGAAATTTTTGAAGAATAATAAAATTGAGGACATTTAATGAAACCAACAGTTAGACTTATTTCTGCAACATCAGACGCAGAGAAGCATATTGCATATTGTGCTCGTGTAAGTAATCCAAAAAATCAAGAGAACAATAATTTTGAAGGATTGCTTAAATATTGTATTAAGAACCAGCATTGGAGCATTTTTGAACATGCTTTCCTTACAGTTGAGATTAACACCTCGTTGGCGATTGCTACGCAAATCTTGCGTCATAGGTCTTTCACCTTTCAACAATTTAGTCAAAGGTATGCTGATAGTACGGAACTTCAACTTGAACTTCCTACGCCTGATCTTCGCCGCCAAGACACAAAGAATCGTCAAAATAGCACAGACGATCTTGACTATAACGTAAAAGTAAATCTTCAAGAAAGAATTCAAAAGCATTTTGAACGTTCTCTTTCTTTGTATAACGAAATGCTTGAGAAGGGTGTAGCAAAGGAATGTGCTAGGTTTGTTCTCCCACAGGCAACACAGACCCGTTTGTATATGTCTGGTAGTCTTCGTAGTTGGATGCATTATATTGACCTTCGTAGTGCTCACGGCACCCAGAAGGAGCATATGGAGGTCGCAGAAGCAATCCGTTGTATCTTTACCTGTCAGTTCCCTACAATCTCTTCTGCTCTTGGTTGGGGTAGGGAAAACTGCCCCGAATGTCAAGATGCCCCTTCTATTTGCATAGAATAAATATTTTTGTAAATCATTATAAACAATGGCAATTTATCCAATTATTAACAAAAAAACTGGGGAACAAAAAGAAGTGAATATGAGTATTCACGATTGGGATCAATGGACAAAGGACAATTTAGATTGGATTCGTGATTGGTCAGACCCATCAACTGCACCAAATAATTGTGAAGTAGGGGAATGGAAAGACAAACTCATCAGTCGTAATCCTTCGTGGAATTCTGTACTTGAAAAAGCAGGAAAAATGCCTGGTTCAACAGTAAAAAAAATCTAACAAAACATAATGGCAAGACAAAGAAAGAGAAGTGGCGATCAACCAATTGGGGTTGATATGACTGCAAAACAATCAAAAAGAAAAAAACCAATCAATGCCGATTTACTAATAGATATTGAACCCCTTACTGATAATCAAAAGAAACTTTTTGAATCTTATAGTGAAGGAAAACATTTAGTTGCTTATGGTGCTGCAGGAACAGGAAAAACTTTCATTAGTCTTTATAATGCCTTAAAGGATGTTTTGAATCCTATTACTCCCTATGAACAAATTTATATTGTTCGTTCTCTTGTAGCAACTCGTGAAATTGGATTTCTTCCTGGAGATCACGAAGATAAATCATCACTTTATCAAATTCCTTATAAGAATATGGTAAAGTATATGTTCCAGATGCCAAGTGATGCAGACTTTGAAATGCTTTATGCTGGATTAAAAGCACAAGAAACTGTTAAATTCTGGAGTACTTCATTTATTCGTGGAACAACTCTTGATAATTCAATTATTATTATTGACGAATTTCAAAATCTTAATTTTCACGAATTGGATTCTATTATTACTCGTGTTGGTGAAAACAGTAGAATTGTTTTTTGTGGAGATGCAAGTCAATCAGATTTACAAAAGGCAAATGAAAGAAATGGAATTGTTGATTTTATGAGTATTTTGCGTAAAATGCCATCTTTTGATATTGTTGAATTTGGTATTGATGATATTGTTCGTTCTGGACTTGTCAAAGAATACATTGTTGCCAAACTTGAACTCGGGTTGTAATGTTTAACTATGTAGATTTGGATCTACCCCAATTGGAGAGGGAGACCATTGATGGTGTAAGATATTATAAGGTTCCTAATGAGGATGAGTTAATTAAACTTGTCTCTATCACTTCTGTAACCAGTCATAAGAACCGTCAGTTCTTTGCTGATTGGAGAAAGAAAGTAGGAGAAGAAAAGGCAAACAAAATCACAAAGCAAGCAACCAGTCGTGGGACTGATATGCACACACTTGCTGAAATGTATTTGAAGAATGAAGAGTTTAATTCTGAAGTTCTTCCAATTTCTCAAATGTTATTTGGAATTGCGAAACCTTATTTGAATAAGATAAATGATATCCACGCACTTGAAAACTCTTTGTATAGCAAAGTTTTAGGTATTGCGGGAACTGTTGATTGTATTGCAGAATACGATGGTGAATTAGCAGTTATTGACTTCAAGACTTCAAAGAAACCAAAACCAAGAGATTGGATTGAGCATTATTTCGTACAGTGTGCTGCTTATGCTTGCATGTTATACGAGATGACTGGTATAATGGTAAAGAAGTTTGTAATCATAATGGCTTGTGAAAACGGAGAATGTGAAATTTATGAAGAATACGACAAAGGCAAGTACATCAAGTTACTCACCGAATATATTAGAGAATTTGTTAGAGATAAACTTCAGCAATATGAATGATAAAATAAAGGAAGAATTGGACAGTAAATTTATCTGTCCACAAAAATTTGCACAAGAGATTGAACAAATTGTAAAAAATTGTAAGGTCAATTATATTGATGCGATCATTAGTTATTGTGAAGAAAATTCAATTGAAATTGAAAGTGTATCTAAATTAGTTTCTAAACCACTAAAGGAGAAACTTAAAAATAATGCAACTGAACTTAACTTTTTAAAGAAAACTACTAAAGCACGTTTGCCTCTGTGACACCTTTTGATGTATATAAAACTTATCTAGCTTTTAAGAATCATTTTACCAAAAAGAATTACGACTACTTTAAGTATTGTGGAAAGTCCAGAGCATCTCTGGACTCTTTTC